CAGAGCGTTGGCTGGAAGTCATCAACAGAGTCAAAAGACTCGAACATTTTATTGTTGCCACACTAATTACATTAGTGGTTGGAATGGCAGGAATAATATTTGGGGGTTGAAATGCCTCTATCAAGATATACTTTTCAGCCCGGAATTAATAAAGAAGGAACCTCATATAGTAATGAAGGTGGCTGGTTTGATTGTGATAAAATTAGATTTAGAGCAGGCAGACCAGAAAAGATAGGTGGTTGGGTAAAAAATGTTTCAAGTACATTTTTAGGTTCATGTAGAAGATTACATCAATGGGTTGCTTTAAATGGCGATAAATTTATTGGTCTGGGAACTAATTTAAAATTATATATTAAACAAGGTTCTTCTTTTTATGATATTACCCCAATTAGGGCTACTACATCAGCAGGTGATGTAACATTTTCGGCAACCGATGGTGATGCCACTATTACTGTAGCAGATACTGCGCATGGTGCAGTTGTTAATGACTTTGTTACTTTTAGTGGTGCCGCTACTCTGGGCGGATTAATTACTGCTGCTGTTCTTAATCAAGAATATCAGATTGCAAGTATTGTTAATGATAATAGCTACACCATTGAAGCTAAAGACACGGATGGCGATACAGTTACAGCTAACAGTAGTGATAGCGGTAGTGGCGGAGGCAGTGTTGTTGGAGCATATCAATTAAATACAGGATTAGATAGCTATGTTTCTGGATTTGGTTATGGTTCTGGTTATTTTGGTCAAAGTGAGTGGGGAGGTGGTACATCTGGTTTTGCTTCTCAATTAAGATTATGGACTATTGATAATTTTGGTGAAGATATGATTGCTAATCCTAGAGGTGGTGGGTTATTTTATTGGGATAAAAGTAATGGTGTCTCAACAAGGGCTGTTAATTTTTCAGCTTTATCAGGTGCTGCAGATGTTCCTACAATAGCAAGTCAAGTTATTGTTTCAGAAACAGACAGACATATTATAGCTTTAGGAGCAAATACTATAGGTACTTCTACTCAAGACCCAATGTTGGTTAGATGGTGTAATCAAGAAGATGCTGCAGTATGGACACCAAAAACCACAAATACTGCAGGAGGTCTAAGATTATCTGCTGGTTCTAAAATTATTGGCGCTTCAAGAACTAGAGAAGAAGTAGTTATCTTTACAGATATTGCTTTATATAGCATGCAGTTTATAGGACCGCCTTTTACTTTTAGTATTAATTTAATAACCGAATCAGTAAGTATGGTTTCTCCACAGGCAGCAGTTAATGCTAACAACGCTATATACTTTATGGATCAGGATAACTTTTATGTATATGAAGGAAGTATACAGACATTACCTTGTACTGTTAGGGCTTATGTATTTGATGATTTTAACTATAGTCAAGTATATAAGGTATTTGCTACAAGAAATGCTAAATTCAACGAAGTTACTTGGTTCTATTGTTCTTCTTCTTCTAATGAAATAGATCGTTATGTTACATATAACTATTTGGACAGAGTATGGCATATAGGAACTATGGATAGAACAGCTTGGATTGATATTGGTTCATCTACTATTGCACCTTTAGCTGCAGGTACAGATAATTATTTATATGATCAAGAAACAGGCTCTAATGCTGATGGAGGCGCTTTAACTGCATATATAGAAAGCGCAGACTTTGATGCCGGTGATGGTAATCAATTTATGTTTATTAATAGGATAATACCTGATGTTTATTTTTATGGTTCATCTGATGATCCAACAGTAACTTATTCAATCAAAACGAGAAATTATCCTCTTGGAACCTTAGTAACAGCAACTACAGCCTCAGTTGGTTCTACAACAGGTGTTTCTAATGTTAGAGCAAGAGCAAGGCAAATGAGAGTAAGGGTGGAAAGTACAGATACTGATAATCTTTGGCGTTTAGGCGATACTAGATTTGATATACGTCAGGATGGTAGAAGGTGAGCGACAACTTTAATGTTAAGGAACCTTTAGAGTTACCTAAAATAGATTATGATCAAAATTATTTTTTTAGATTAATCAATCAGCTACGCTTAAAGTTTAATCAAATTCAATCCCCAACTGAAATTAGATCAATTCAGCAAACGTTTAATTGGTATATATCATAATGGCTAATATCTATAAAAACGTGATAACAAGCCTTTCCAGCACTTCTGCTACCAGTGTTTATACAGTGCCTAATGATAAAATTGCTATTGTTAAGACCTTAAGTGCTTATAATATAGATGGAAGTAGTGCTATGACGCTAACAGTCCAGATGACAGACACAAGTGAAAGTGTTACAGTTACATGGGATAAAGAATCTATTGCTGCTGAGACTCGTAAAGGATTTTTGACTAATGGCGAAGTCTTAGTCTTAGATGAAGCCGATATAATAAAACTAACTGCAAGTACGGCTGATAAATTTAATATATTTATAAGTGTATTAGAGACAGATTAACAAGAGAGACCACAATGAATGAAAAGAATCCACTTAGAGAAGTAGCCCAACATTTAGCTTCTAAAGGAAGATATGGCGATACCATGATGGTACACATGAATCCTATAGAAGTTGATATGTTATCCTCTCTATCACCAACAGGGCAATTAACCACTAATCCAGACACAGGACAGAAAGAAGCATTTTTACCTTTGCTTTTTTCTATGGTTGCCCCTTCTTTAATGGCAGGTACAATGCCAGCATTGGCTGCATCTGCTTTGGGAAGCGGACTTGGAACAATAGCCGAAGGCGGAAGCCTTAAAGAAGGGATTACAGCCGGTCTTATGGGTGGTGTAACAGGCGGCTTAATGAATAAATTTGCTAGTGGTAGTGAATTATTTAAAGATGTAGGTAAGACTGCTGGTGAAGCTTTACCAGAAGCTGCGGATGCTTTATCAAATATACCTGCTAATATTCCTGCGCCTACCGATCCTAATATTTTAAGAAATATGTGGGAACAAGGACCACATATGCCAAGTGGTGTACCTACTGCCGATCCTAGCTTTTTACAAAGAATGGGTAGCGGAGTAACAAATGCTCTTAGTCCTGAAAACATAGGACAAACAGCCGGTTCTTTAGGCGCTGGTTTAGTTGGAGAAGCTTATGTTCCTTGGGATACTCCTGATGCAATAGCTGAAGAAGAAAGCGAATATCAGTACGAAGGACCATATATGCCAACTGAGCAAAGAAGCATGATTCCTATGGGTGATCCTTTAGCTTCAGCTTTTGAGGGTGAACAAATGCTGCTTGAAGGTGATGTTTTTCCTCAAGGGTATAATATGCGTCCTGATGGCTATAATTATGGCGGTCTTATAAAGCGTTTAAACAAGGGGGGAATGGCTGATATGCAAGGTCAAATAGAAGCTATGGCTGCTGAACAACGCATGAAGGGTGATCTTATGAATCAACTTGCTACTCTTCCTCCTAATCTTTCTCCTGAAGCACAACGTTTAGTTAATGCTGAAGTACCTGAAGCGATTTTTGAAGAAAGAAAAAGATTTAGGGATTATCAACCAGAAGGAATATTAAAAGGAACTATGTTTGATTATGTTCCTGATCCTGTTCAAACTACTCGTTTTTTACAAGATAGACTTATGGGCGATAGACCTGTGGCTCCTATGCCACCAACAAGAACGGGCGATAGACCTGAATCTATGGGTAGTATGGCTCCTTTTATGCATGAAACATTTGCTGGACGTAGACCTAGAGAGATAGACTCACGAAGTCATTATATACCTCCAGTAGACACAGTAGATGATCGTGGACCAGATTTTAGATTTACTGAAGAAGAATTAAAAATGCCTAGAAGAAAATTAATGGAGCCAGTTAGATAATGCCAAAAGGAGGAAAAGGTTCAACACCTCAATCATCCCAATTTAGTCCTATGCCTCAATATGGTGGTATGGGTAATTACATGGGCAATATGGGCAATATGTTTGGTGGTGGACAAATGGGAATGGGTGGCAGAGGTGGCTTTGGTAATGTAGGAATACCTAATTTTGGTACTTCTCCATCCGGAAAAGCAGGCGGGTTTAATAATTTTACGCCCCAAAGAATGATGCAAGAAGCAGTACCAATGCCTTCTTTGCAACAACAATATGCAGGACTTAATCAAGGCGTTAGAGAATTTGAGCCTTTAGGAATAAGAGGTTATACGCCACCAGTTTATACTCAAGCATCTACTTTTGATCCGTTTAATAGACAATCTTATTTTCAAAATCCAACACCAATACAAGATTATTATACGCCTCCTCCTCAAATTCCTCAAATTCCTCAAATTCCTACTATGCCGAATATACCTAATATTCCCTTTGGTCCTTGGAATGAGCCTGATTTTTATGATGGTATGAATCAATGGGATGGTATGAATCAATGGGATGATCGTTTTAATCAACAAGATTATTATACGCCTCCTTCTCAAATGCGCCCTCCACCATACAGGGGAAGACCCGATGACCTTCGAGGTCCGGGAATACCCAGAATGCCGTGGAAAGGCGGTTTAGGTGTAGACGATAGACCCAGATTCAGCCCAAGAGGAATGCCAAGTAGGTCTTATATTGAACAGCACACAGCACCTATGGGTTTAGCTTCATTGCCTACTTATGTTGAGCCTGTTAGCGGATTAACTACAGATACTACTTCGTATCAACAGCAATTACCTTTTATATCTAAAATTCCTGAAACAATAAGTCGTCCGGAGCCTGTTCCTATTGATCCTATACCGGAACCTTTTGGATTAGGAATAGATCAACAAATAATAGAAGATAACCCTGTATTAGCTAGAAGAAAGCGTCAGCGTTCTGCTTTAAGGTCTAAAAGGGGTGGAAGATCAGAAGGGGGTCTAGTTAAATTCCAAGAAGGCGGTGTTGTAGATGGAGGAATGCAACTTGAAGAGGAAGTTATTGCTGCTGTTATGGGTCAGCATCCTAATCCTGATGAAGTGTTTAAACGCTATATAGATACTTACGGAGAAGAAGGATTGATGGAATTATTAGCAATAATCGAACAAATGATACCGAAAGATGGAAGAATGGTTGAAGGTGCTGGGGATGGTTTAAACGATGCTATACCTGCAATGATTGATGGTCAACAACCAGCAGCTTTATCTAAAGATGAGTATGTAATACCAGCAGATGTAGTTTCTCATGCAGGTAATGGCTCTAGTGAGGCTGGTGGTCAAAAATTTGATCAATTAGTTTCAAAAGTTAGGCAAAATAGAACTGGTATGCCTGTACAGCCAGAAGCTATTGAATTAGAAGAAGTTGCACAGGGAGTAATAAGTTAATGCAATCATCAATAGTTCCTCCTGAGTATATACGTAGTATATATCCAGAAATAGAGCCTTTTTTAGATAAATTAATACCTGTTACAAATGGTCGTTTTATTAAAATAGATTTATTGCATGATCTTTTAACTGGAAAGCAGAATCTTTGGGTTGTAACGGATGATGAAGAATATATTGTTGGAATGGTAATGACAGAAGTTTTACACTATCCAAGAAAAAGAATACTAGGTATTCAGTATTGTGCTGGTGAAAAGTTAAGTGAGTGGATGGATAGCACTCTTGAAATGTTAGAGAATTGGGCATTAGATAACGAATGTGAAGCAATGGAACTAACAGGCAGAAAAGGATGGGTTAAGAAGTTAGCTTTACAGGAATGGAAACAAGAATACGTAGTTGTTAAAAAAGACAATTTAAAGAAAACTAAACTTAGTTTAGTTAAGTCGGAGAAAAAAGATGGGAAAGGGAAGCAAAAGCAATCAGCCTCAACAGGTGATTCAAAGCGGAACGACAGAGACTTATCAAAGCAGACTGCCTAAATACGCAGAGCCTTATTATCATAATATTATGGGGCGTGGGCAAGCGCTGTCCTATGAAGATTATATCCCCTATGAAGGACCACGTGTAGCTGGATTTTCTCCAGAACAACTAGGCGCACAAGCTGGTTATAAAGCATTAGCACAAAGAGGCATGCCTTTGATGGATAAGGCAGGTGAAATAGCCAGTTATGCTGCTCAAGGTTCTCCTTTAATGGCAGCCTCTCAATATCAAGCCGGACCTATACAAAGTCAATATGGTGGATCAAATATACGTAGTAGGTTTCGAGGCGCTCCAGTAAGAAGCACTTATGGCGGAAGTCCTATACAAAGTCAATATCAGGCTGGACCAATAAGAAGCACTTATGCAGCAGCACCTATAAGTACAGGAG